GACCCAGAATACCAGAAGAAGGTTACGGAGCTTTACAGCAGCGGTGCGCGTAATGTTCTGCAGCACTGGAATCATCTGCTGATTACTGCCAGTGTTGATAACATCACTGACGCTGAAATCAAGGAGCTTCTTTCAACGCCTGTTGCCAACAGACTTGCGGTTGAGAGTTTTATCTCCGAAGGGCTGCAGCGCATGAAGGGTTTCAGCAACGAATACTTTGCTTTGAAGTATTATAAGACAAATTTTGACTTCACCCAGGAAAAAGCTCTTATCGGCATTAATGCTGATACCGATTTGCTGAAGGATTTTGCTTATAACAACAAAATTTTACTGAGCTGCAACCAAAAAGCTGCTACAGCGATGCTTTTTATCAAAAAAACTGACGTTGAAACGGAAAAAAGCCTTGAACAGCAAGTAAACGAATGGCACTTTTAACTACACAGGTGCAATGAATTGCAGTGCATGAAAATTTCACGCCTGAGAAAAGGAAAATTTAACATAATATCAACTATCAGAAGCAAAAAAATATTTATACAGAAACGCCGAATTTTTATGAACCTTTGACGGGGGAAAGGTTCGTGACGCCAATCGACAGTTTGACGATTGGTGTCAGTGGGAACAGTTACATCAAGAGGGCAACTGTTCCCACACCCTCGGCCAAAGTTTGCAATAAAAAAAAGACCGCCAAAGCGGCGGCCTTTAAACTAAAAATTATTAGTTATTGCTACTACCGGGGCTAGAAGCAGGAGGAACGCTATCAGGCACGCTAGGAGCAACAACAGGAGCTTGAGGAGCTTCCACAGCAGGTTTATTAATGAGTCCATACTCAACACACCTTTCTCTATTAGCTTCATTCTGTATAAATGCTAACAGATTAGCAGGGTTGTTGTCAAGCTCTTTTCTAAGCGCAGACGGCAAGGCGTTAAACATTTCTTCAGCCTGCTTGCAACGCTGATAATTTTCCATATAGTCACCAAGTTCAGACACATCAGCATAAACCGGTTGCACTCCATCAGCACGATAAGGCAACGGAGTGCCGCAGGTAGCATAGCGATTCATAATTACGTTAATGTCGCAGTTATCTTTCTCGCTCTGAATAGTCATAGTTGGTTCGACAAACTCGATGCCTTTTTTCTCTTGATAAGTATCATAGATAGTTTTAAACTTCAAGAATAATCACGTCCTTTCATTCCCTGCCGGGGGCAAATTGTCAAATAGGAGCAAAACGAGTATTGCACCTATTTGTCAATTGTAAAGCATGCTTGGGCTTCCAGAATCTGCTTAGGCATAGGGATTGTAACAATATTACCGGTATGCTCATCAAAATCACAGATTTCAACCAAGACAAAATCTTCGGGATAGTGAAACAACATAGTTTCATCATCATGCACAGCACGCTCAAATAATCTCTTGGCCTGAATTTCATCTTGACAGGTCATAATTTGGCCATAAATCATAGACTTTTTATCGTATACACTGTATAACTTCATCGGTTTTACCTCTTTCTAGGCTCTTAATTTGAGCCATTTTAACTTTTTCTTTAGCTTCTAAGCGACCAGGAATATATATTTCCTGCTCATGTAATTTAGCTTTTTCAACACGTTTTTCCTTGATAAGCTCCATTTCATCATGGTTGATAGCATCGTAAAGCTTATCATAATATTTAGGCGGCCGTAATTTCCGGACTTTATCATTATCAACAATTATTACCCGATCATATGGGTACACATCACCGGCATATTTGGCAAACCAATCAGCACCAATACCGGGACGGCGGCTCATGTTAACAAATTCCGGCTGAATGCCTTTATACTTTAATTTCCCGGCTTCGCCATTAAGTTTTTTGGTCACATAGCGAGCAACATAGGCACAGGAGTCAAATGTAACGTCAGCGACAAGACAATAACCGTGAGTCCATAGCTTATTAAGAGTATCGCTAATATAATAGGGGAAACCTGCATTAGACAACTTATACAATCGTCGGTCATTCCTAAAATCATAACCAAACAAAATAAGATGATAATGAGGCCGATAAGTATTATCACCATATTCACCACACGCAAAGAACCGAACTTTAACAGGTTCCAAATATTTCCGCAAACGCTTCATAAATAACTGCAAATCTCTCTTGTAGAGTGTTTGTTCGCCGGTAATAGGAGACCAACGAATATGTTCATCATCGTAAGTTAACGTTAAAAAGCTATTACATGAATGCAAACTAGCTTCATGCATACAACGCACAGCCCATTGACGAGAACGCTCAAGGCGGCAACCGATACACTGACCACAAGGGAGATTAACAACGTCAAAAGGTTGCGCAGGAGGTGCGCCAAATACTATAGCTTTTTTGCCGTTAGATTTACATTGGCGCAACTGATACGCAGTTATCGGATGATAACAAACCATTACAACCGGATACCGCCACGCATTGGCGGTGGAGCAGTGTTAATAGCTTTAGTCTTATCAGCCGTAGCGGTAAACAAACGCTTGGAGCCTTTACGAGTCATTTTGCGACGTTTCATTTTATCACCTCATTTTCCAAAAATAAACTGTCCAAGATAAGTAGCGGCGGCACCAATAGCGACACAAAGAGCACTAAACCATTTATTCATTATATCACCTCAATTCTTGCGAGAACCAACATAACCAGAACCAGCACGCATACCAAAATTAGTAAACGGATTCATCAAAGTTAAGCCAAAACCCGTCTGATTCTGAATATTACCGGGCATCTGAGATAAATACTCATAACGTTGTTGATCCGTTAAATTTTGCAATTTACGAGAAGCAGAATTAATATCAGTAATAATATCAAGTTTCTGCCAATAGGTTAAATTAGAATGTTCAATAGCATCTTTAGCTTGCGCTTCCAAAGCCTTAATCTGTGCATTATTGACAGCTTTTTTACTTTCAATCTCAGAAATTTGGGCAGAAGTCAAAGCAGATTCATTTTGCATATGACTAAAGATAGAAGCAATCTGAGCATCATTAAGACGAACAAGCTCACGGCCTTGAATATCAACATAAGTTTTTTGAGCATCCTGTAAAGCCTTGGAAGAATTTTTTAAAGCAGTATCAGCCTTAATATTAGCCGTTTCGGCGCCATAACGCTCACTAGCCTTAGATGTATCATTACCATAAATACCAGCACTAATAGCATTGGTACGTGCATTAGCGGCATTTGTCTGTGCTTCTTTAAGAGCAATATCAGCTTTAGTTTTTTCAATTTCTACATTAGCCTGACGAGTAAGAGCGGCAGTAATACTATTAGTAACACCAGCTCCAACACCATTATCAGAGGTAGAAGGGGCGGAACCCATACCGGCAATTTGGCTATTAGTAGCAGAAAGAATAGGATTAAGACCAGCGGCCTTTAAGTCGCTAACTTCGAACTGATGAGCATTTTGCTGTTGATATGCCCAATTTTGACGCTGGAGGGCGGCTTGCTTTTTAGCACTATTTCCGCCAAAAGCGGAACCAATAAGACCGCCAGCAAGGCTACCAAAAACATCGCCACGGATAGCAGACCATAAACCCATGGTAACACCTCAAATCAGACCAAAAGTACGTAAGACAACAATAATACACAAAGAAACGATTGCAATAGTTGAGATTTGTAAGTCATTCAAAATATTCACCTCTCTTAGAAATGGTCCATAAGACCGGGCACACCATAGACCGGCATAGGACGGACACAACTTAAGTTAAACCAACAGTCAAGCAAAAATTGAGGTTCTGACGGAACAGCAACAACTCTATCAATAGGCGGATTATCAACGATAAATTCCGGCGAAAGTTTAGGCAGATTCTCAAATTTTTGAGCTAAGTGCCAAGAATCAAGGCTCTGAGCATATGTACTACGGAACTTACCTGTAACCTGACTAGGTGCGTATCTGTATTCAGCGTATCTCTCCTGATAGCCAAATACTTTATCATCTTCTTCATTACCTTGTGCATAAATCTCTTTATTAAGCACAGCCTGCTCACCGAGAAAAGCAAAGGTCGGCCAGTACATATCAAATTTTGTAGAACGAGTCCACATTTTATTAACACCTTGTTGATAAGTCAAATCGGCTCTAACATTAACTAGACCAATAATCCAGCCGTGTTCGGTAAAGCTCTTGCTAAAGCCATTACCACGGCCATTAGTGCCGACGGCAAAAGCAGATAAATTAGCCTGTGGGGAAACATCAGTAGTACCGGATGTCTGAGGAATGACGTTAACGTCAATGCGGTTAGAAGAACCGCCGAGATACTCCGGACGTTGCAAGCGAGCATCGGGCGAAATCACACCAAAGAAGCTACGGATAATTTCTGTATAACGAGT